AGTATATCTCCCACCACGCATCGCAGCGTGGCACGAGTCCAGCCACTTGCGTCCCCCTAACAGAGGGTACGCGTGTGGTCAGGACCCGCCGACCGGTAGTTAACCGGCTAGGCGGGAACTTAGGACTCTCCCTCAAGCCAGTAATGCTGGCCCGACCATCCTGTTAAAAGGGTGATCTCTCCCCAAGTTTCATGCTAAACGACTTGGGACGTCCAGAACGTTCCAGGTGTTCGCTAGAGGCTTCCGGAGTGAACCAGTTGCCACCGCGCTCGGGCTTTAGGCCTGAGAACGGCTGGTTGTCGGGTTGATGCCAGGGATTTTGGTCCCTTAAGTAAGCATCAGAGTCCAACTTAAGCAAACACTTGAGTAGGGCTGCAGCCCCCTCCAGAGGATCTCTGGGGGGTTTGGCCTTCACTACATAGCCCCTGACGAGGGGACTATGAAGGCTTGGGTGCATTCTATCGGTTTGGTAGCCGAGAAAACTCACCCTGCCCAACACCGAAGCCGTAGGAAGGACAACTGGGAAGTATTTCAACAACCCGGTTATATAATCGTCCAACCATCTACACGTGTCCCAGTAACCACTCATATAGAGTTGGTTGCGAAGTGACACGAGCGAGACGACTTCGGTAACGTCCTGCCGTTGTGTAGGAAAGACTTGCCGGACGCGCGTTATTGAAACGTCGTGCCCATTAAAGAATTCCCTACCACAAGACTCTCTGAACTTACCAGTCCAGAAAGACTTGCTCGTTCCCACTTTTGCACCGAAATGCTCAAGTGTACGAACAACGGAGGTCACATGGTCTACAGGAACGATTAGATCGTCCCCATAGACACGCACCGACCCGGAGAACCTTATACTAAGGTCTCTCCGGGAAAGCGACGTGTTAAGCGATCTCTGAATTCCAACGAAGATCAATGTTGTGAAAACCATCGCTTCTATCGGAAAGCAAAGTGCTGAACCCATAGACGCATACTTGGCAAGGCGTATTACGCCCCCACCAGGTAAGACAGCCCTACGGGACCGTGTCGCATCGACGGCCTTATGAAGATGAGGCCACCGACGTAACATAGCCCTGACGAGCTGATTGGAAACCCTATCGGAAGCGTCACTCAAATCGAGTGTCGCGGTTCGTTGATCAAGCGAACCTTGTCGCGCTAGGTCCTGATTAGGACCTTGGTCGTCAAATCCGATAACCTTCACCAGGAAGTCATCCCGGTTGAAGTGCTCGAGAAAACTGCGGAGAACGCCCTGTTGCATATACTGCATGCAGGTCGGCTCCATAGCGATAACTCGAGGAGTTTTCAACGTCTTAGGAACCAAGGTTACCTTTACAGGAATCTCGGAACCAGGTTCGAGGAAGTCAACTTCGTCCAACAGAGGATAATACCTCATATTCGGAAGAAGATTCTCACCGGCCTGGAGGCCGGCTTGTTCGAGACGAGTGGTCCAAGACCGTAATCTATACTTCGCGTTTCCGCGGAGTCGATCAGCGGTCGATCCAGGACCATGCTTGGGTATAACTCTACCATAGTAGACATCTCTGTCCATTCTGGTGAAGAGCCGCCCATAGAGCAAGTTCGACATGTCCGCAAACTCGGCGAGATCTCTCTCGCTGAGAGCGGAATCGAACTCTCGGACTTCCTGCTCACACTCGACGTAATTCGCAACGGCCCGACGCAAGCGTGCTGGGGAGCACGCGAGCTCAATCTTGCCAAACATCAGCGTAAGCTGACGCAAGGCTCGAATCGAGTCGACGCAAGGATCGTCGAGTAACACGCCACTATTCCGATCGAACACACGACTGAGAAAACCTCCTAGAAACAGGGGGAGCTCTCCTCCTCGTTCCTTACGGAACGAAGAGTGGATAGTCACCTGACCAAGGTCGAGCCATTTTTGGATAGCTTTTCCATAGTCAGGTAGGGTAATCGTTAAGAACGACAACCCCTCGTGTTCGACTCGTACCGAGACGGTATTAATGTCTCGGTAGGCGCTAGTGCAGCATTGCCTGGCCAATTCCTCGGCCAGACGGGACCAGAGTGACATCAGGCTTTTCACTGTCCCTCCTCTCTGAGAAGGTAAACAGATCCTTAGCCTACGTCACTGTAATCTAGACGCTTGTACGCTCCAGAACGGAGCCCACGCGCATCTCACCTGCCCGCCAACCACGGAGAACTTCGTCTTCCGTGTGGAGATAGCAGATGAAATCAAGGTCCGCCACAGTGGCATTAGGGTGTTGCTGGAAAAGATACCCAGCGACCCACCCGCGTGCTTCCGGGGCAGACACAGCGGTCGGGATGTTTAGGAAGGCTAGGACCCGCGCTTTCTCAAGCGGGATACTCACCTCCCAGTCCAGACCGTTAACTTGAACCTTCAAATGCTCTCCTAAATGGTTGGGGTAAATGAGACTTCTAGATACCACGGAGTGAACCTCCTCACGGAGGCCAGCCACACCAAGCTAACTCAGTTCTCACGGAATCAAATCCTGAAAGAACGGTGAGTCAATCAAAGTGCTGGCGACTTTATGGAAGACGTCGAACAAGACAAAGACCAGGAGCAGCGTTTTATAGCTAACCCGAAGTCTAACATCAAGTTCGTTGAACTCCATGTCGTCCCGGCGCGGCCGACTCGTAACCCGGATAACACTGTTTTCCAGTGCATCCGAGTCCCGGTCGTCCGCCTCGCTACGATTCACCACCAAGAAGTTTGGTGATCATCGCATCGGTGCTCGCGGTGTACAGGTTTTTGAAGCCTGTATAAACCGCTAGAATCTCGGTGTTCGTGTAGCCCGCCGGAGGAACGTCAAACACGACATAGTTCGCCATGTTTACTTTGACATTCTCCGACGGCTTGAACGGATCCGAGGTGAGCTTCGAATGGTCGATCCGAAGCAGCCGACGAGCACGCCCCTGCTTAGCAAGGGTGTGGCTAATCGACAACTTAACCAGACCGTCAGCCGACGTGTAGGCCGACTCATCGCCTTCTGCAAAAGTTCGCGGAAGGAGAATTGCCGTCCCACTAATCGTAACGGTCTGGGGATCGGACAGTGCCATAGGCATCACTCCTAGGGCTCAGGTCTTGAGCCCCATTGGCGTTTGACGCGAACAGTGTACTTCTTCACCGCAATCGAGTTAACCCGACCGCGGCGAGGATGGACTTCTGTAGATAGGATAGATTTCCCATCGAAAGCCCGAACCCAAAGGGGTTTGCCCGCCTTCTCACCTTGGCCTCAGAGGTCAAGATGATAGGAGCGGGACGCACGGTACTCCCACCGAGTATATTGGTGGGGCCGGCGTAAGTATAGGTGTCACGGACAGTTGAATGCTCCATGATATACCCGTACTTCAAGACCAGACCATCGGCGGCCCAGGTCTGAGCGTTGTGTATAACGTCGCCCAGATTCGAAAACCAGTCGACAGCCCAACTCCAAGGGGCTATTTCCCATATTACGTCCGGGGTAAGTTCTAACCCGAACATAGATTCGTACTGCTGGAACTTCGAAGCGAATTCAGAATTCAACCCACCGAAAAAAGTAACCGGTAGGTGATAGACGAACGCGCCCGAGAACCAGCGGTCGACCACAGTCTCACGACTGCGGATGGTCCACCCCCTTGAACTCGGATTCTGGACTAGGAGACGACCACCAGCGTTAGCCCCAAGGTTGGGGCCAGTGTTAGTAGTCGAAACGACAGTCTCAGAAAACGAGCGCTCTGTACGGAAACGATACTTCCGTCGTACAACCTGGCCATTATCTCTTTCATACTGATAAATCAGCTGTTTGAGATGCGCGACGGTGCGGATAAAATCCGACACGTCGCTGACCAGAGGCAGCCACCCGAACTGATGTCCCAGAAACTCTGAGGCACCGGTCTTGATGGACTTCTTGGAGGCTCTCGCCACCAAGGTATTACTGGGATTACCGTGCTTAACGGCTTTCGCCGCCAGCGTACGTTGCTCCCAGGCTTCTTTGCCTATAAGGCTAGGAAGCCCATCGTGATACGCCTCTAGCAGCGCTGCTGCTAGGTTAACGGAAGGCTTACCGGGTGCACTTCGAGCTATAGCCGTAGCCCCGTACGCGTTAAGCGTCGCATCAGACGACATCGCGTACGGAGGGAAAGGCATAGTTGACGCCGAACCGGCTTCGGGAATGGAGATAGGACCGTTTGATATGGTCCTCCTCTGTATCCCAACGTCGTAAGGCAGCCAACCAGTGTCGATCGTCACGTTCCCCGTACTGGAGCACGTGACATATCGCTTCTGGCTCGTGAAGTCACCACCAATGTCGCCTGGAGGAGTAATAAACTCCCTCCTCCAGTCGGAATGGTTTTCCGAAGTGGTAGTCTGAACACCTTGTAGGTGTGATGCTCTTGGAGCAGAGTCTACAGGGGGTCTGCGCGTGTCGGGAGTGATCTTACCTCCCTGCAAGAACAGATCTTTGTAAACGGTCGGGCCCCACCCTGGAAAGGGCAGGTCCCGTCTCCTAACAGACAACCACAGCAGAGCTCCTTCATGGTCCCGAGGGTTAATTCCCTCAATGTGACCCCAAACTCTTATACCGGGTAACCGGCTTCGAGCAAGGGGTACAGTACACTGCACTGCGCCGGGCCCCCTTGCGGG